GCTTAGCATGACTCTTTCCGATTACCCCCGAAGGGAACCAGCCTTAAAAGGTTAGGCAGGGTATACTCTCATAGAGAGACGCCTACGTCTTTTGGACGTAATGCTTACCCGAAGGTGTGGACTTTCGTTTTTTGGTAGCGTCCGTTGCCAGGTACAATAGTGCCTAGCAACTCTCCAGCATACCGCGTCGATGAAAGAGCAACGTTGTGAAACGCCGCTCTTCGACCGTATTGCCAATTTCTCTGCTCCACCGGGCATTCCAAATCTGGAAGACCCGGTTTTGCAGGATTGGCATACACGTGATATGCCGGATATCCAGCTACATCCGGTGTGTCGTCTAGGAAATCCCAAGACGGCTGCCGTGTGTAGGTCTGGAAGGACCCTATCGCCCAGCCTTTGTTACGGCCCACTGGCTTCAAGATAAAATCACCCAAAAGGTGACCGTCTCCGAAGCCGTCCGGTCCGAAGAGCTCAACCCTAGGGTCGAGTACTTCCCGTAAAACAGAGGCCCACTCTTCCAATCCACGTCGCACATAAAAGTTGTGCAAGCGGAATACATCGGAACAGTGGAGGCGGTCCTTGACGTAGCAAGGACGAACGTCAGTTCCCCAAAGGTAGTCACCTCCGCATGACTCGCGGAAGTGTCCAGTATAGAACGATTTCTGCTTATTTAGCAGAAAACCGGTGCATCTAAGTACGTCCTCCATGAGAGGTACGCACTCAGAAGGGATGATGATATCATCCCCGTACACCGAGACCGTTCTAAGTGAAGTCCCTACTTCGTCTACCACGGCTTTCGCCAAGGTGTAGAAGATGAGGGTTTCAAGGGGAAAGGTAAAACCATTTCCCATACTTGAAAACTTCTGGAGCTTCAGGACCTTTCCATCATGCCTCACCGTAGGTGTACGGTAAGACCAGAGGAAGTTGGCCCAGTCGACAGGGAGAAGGTTATAAACCAACTCGATGGAGACTGTGTCAGAAGCACTACTCAGGTCCAGGGTTGCTAAATCCCCGGTTAATGACCCTTGTTGTGCAAGGCACCGATTGATGCCCTGATCAGCTAGGTCAACACCGAACTTGGCAAGACGTCGTGTGATATATTCACCAATTCCAAGCTGGAACATAATGTCCAAGTTGGGAGAGGGGGTAATCGCACGATCTGTTTTGCAGTTCTTGGGGACGAATTCGAGCCGACCGTCATCTACGTAAACAGTCAGCAAGACCGAGCTGTCTTCGTCATCGTCTTTAAACTTTGACGAGTACCAGCCCGGTAGCTCCCTAATTGCAGCAGAAGCTGCAGAAAGGAAACCT